GGAGGTGCGCCGGGGGGCGGGCCGGGAGGCAGGCCAGCGCCCGGAGGCGGGCCACCCGGAGGCGGAGCCATTGGAGGCGGAGCGCCAGCGCCCGGAGGCGGGCCCATCGAAGGCATCGGGGGCTTCATAGCGCCCATCGGGGGCTGACCACCACCGTTGATGTTGATGTGGATGTTGGTCTTGCCCTTGGTCCGACCGCCGGACTTGCGAGCCTTGCGGCCACCAGTCGGGCGGGTGCCCTCAATCTCGCCATCGGAGACGGACATGCCGCCCGTGTCCTTACCCGTGCGAGCGCCCGGCTTCACCATCTTCTTGATGAGCGCCTTGTCCTCTTTCACGTCATCATGCTCGGCCTTGCCGCCCTTCTTCAGGCCAACCTTGCTGCCGCCTGTGGGGGAAAAGGTCATCACGTCCTTGGGAACCATGCTCATGCGCTTGTCCTGCGCCATAGGTTCGGTCAAAAGGCCACCGTCCATTTTCTTGGTGCGGCCACCCTTCTTCATGCCACCGACGTGCTTAAGGCCCTCGCGCTCTTCATTAGCGGCCTTGGCGTTGCGGTTGATCATGCTGTCGGGCGTGACAGGCTTGTTACCCGTGCGGGGCTTGCGGCCCGAATTGGCTTCCATAGCCTCGCCCATGACCTTGCCACCCTGCTTGAAGGCGCGGGGGCTGATCGGGCGCATACCCGTCTTAACGTCAGCGTTAAGGGGCTCGGGGGGCGTCCAGCTACTAGCGTCTACCTTGGTCTTGGGATCAGTTGTTAGACGCTTGATCTTGGATTTCATGGCCGACCTTGCGGCCTTGCTTGCTACAGACATTGGAGTACTCCTTAGCGGCGTCCCGCTTGCTGCTTTGCGATTTGCACGGCTCTCTGAGCAGCTTCAGGGCCGAATGGGATGGTGCCGCCACGGGCGTAGGCCGTCTGGCCCTTCATGATGGCCTCGCGCATTTTGGGGGTGATGGTGAGGGAGGGAACTTTAAGAATTGTGTCAGGCCCTTTTGCGCTGCCAAGAGCTTGCGCCAAAGCATTATGGGCGTCTGGCAAATCTTCAAAAAAGCCCAGTTCCTGACCTTCGGGCGTAGTCACGCGGTATCCATACACATAATGTCCTTGATCTTCGTCCCAGAAATGTTCTCGCTCAATTAACTGATTATTTTCATTAAGCGCAGCTTCATCCGCAAGTTTTTCGCCTCGCTTCGTTACCAAATTATGCGTATCAATCTTTGCCTCCGGGTCGAGCTTCTTCACCAGCTTGCTCAACTGGTTCGGCACGATCTTGTCGTAGTAGCCCTTCATGCCTTCGCCGCCGATGGAAAGATCATCTCCAGCTAAAGTGTGCACTCCAGAAATAGGTTCACTTTTAAGTAGTTTTTCAGCAGCTTCTTTCCCCACATAATTTGGTATTTCTTTTTCAGGAATAAAATTAGATATAGCGGGACTGACTTTATCACTTTGATCATGACCCCACGCCATAAGACTGTTTGTATTTTTGTCGTAAGATATTTTTCTTACTTGTTTGCTCAAATCATACCGCTTCGCCTGCTCCGCACCCGGCGTCCAAACAAGCTTGTCGTACCCACCCTCAGCCGCCTCACGCAGGGCGCGCTTCAGGGCAAGGTCAGTCCATGCCTGCGTGTTGGTGACGTAGGGGGCGGTGGGAATTAATCCACGATTTCCCAAGTCAGCAGTTTTTGCGGCTTCTGACAAAACATCTTGTTCATTCATCCCACCACGATGACGCGAAATAAATGACCCTGTTCTACGATCATATGACTCCCAATAACCGGGATAATTTGTTGGATCGTGTCCTTCCGGAACATTTGGTGGAACAAATTTGGCTTCAATATCTTTTTCAGAAGGCGGTTTTCCTTGAAACCCCTCCTTCTTCCCCTTCTGCCCCCAGTCGGACTGGATCTCCTCGACATGCAGGATCTTCTCACCGTTCGGGCCGGTGCGGTCAGCCATGCGAAGATGCGCGAGGACGTTGGGGTCATCCCAGTGTTGGGATTTGAATAGACCCTTATCCGGCGCAGACAGATATTGCTGGCGCTGCTCGTCGGTCATGCGCTCCCATATATCAGGTCGCACATAAGACTTTGCGCGTTCCATCTTTGCTTCTGGCGTTTCCCCATACTTCAACAACACCTCGCGGTAGTTCTCGCCGCCGGGGAGGGTGTATTGGCTGAATTTGGTATTGCCCTGAAACTGCGCTTCCCAATCTTGAGTAATGCGATTAGCCGCAGCCGTATCGCCGCGCTCAAGTGCGGCATCATGCGCAGTTTGCATTTCATTAACATCTTTGAATTTAGGAGTACCCAACACCGTCTCTTCAATCTGCGGCATCCGCTCCTTGAAGTGCGCAGCAATCTCCTCGCGGGTCACGCTGGGGCGGGAAGCAAACGCTTCACCAAACCCCTCAAGCTCCGCAGGCTTCACGCCAGCCTTCTGAAGCATCGCAGCATATTGCTCAGGCGTCCCCTTCGCCTGCTGCAATCCCGCCGCCGTCTCAGCGCCGTGGCTGTAAAAACCAAGCGGGGAGAGTTCGCGGGCGGGGATAGACTTAGCGATATTCATCGCTTGCTCCAAAGACATTTCTCCAGCCTTTGGAGCGGTCTTGGATAGGGCAGCAGACAACCCACCAAGGCGCGGCGCGCGGGCGGCTTCCGCCTCATCGGGCGCAGTGAGACCAGATGCAACCGTCAGCGGCGCAATCACATTGCGCACGGCCTTCATGGGCGTACCAAAAGCGCCCATTGCTACCTGTGTCGGGCTACCAGCCGCAACACCCTCTGCTGTATCCAGCGCAGTGCCCAAAGCCGCTGCGGGCGGAAACACTGCGCCAAAAGCATAGAGCGGCGCAGTCTTGAAATCATATGCGCCCTGCGCCATGCCGGAAAGCGCGTTGGCCACCGGATAAGGAGCCGTGCCAAGCTGCCTGTTTCCAATGAAGCCGCCCTCAATCTGCACAGGCGCACGAGGCTCTTGGGGCGCATGGGTCATCATTCGCGCCCACTCAGGCTGCGTTTGAATTTGGGCCTTGCTGGCCTCAAAAGCTTGTATTTCTTTGGCAAGCCTTGCGGCATCTTCAGCAGCGCGAACGCGCTCTGGATTTTCCATTGCAATTGGTTTTTGTTCTGGCGCGGGGCCAAAAGCGGGAACGCTTACATTGCCCATAGGGTCATATGTGGGCATCTCCTGCATCAACACGCTCTCGGCGCCGCCACCGCCCGCATACCCGCCTCGGGCAAGGTGAATAGCCCGCTCAATAGCGCCGCCGCGCGCGTAGTCGCTGATTTCCTCCCAATGGACAGAAGAGCTTGGACTTACCCGCGCACTTGGCTCGTGAATTCCTTCAATGTAATCAACGACATTGCCTTGATAGACATTTGTCACGTCCTCGCGGGGAATTTGCCCGATGACGCCAATCTCTGACTCACCGGTTCCGGGGACGCGAGTAATGTTCTCATCAGGCGGGCGCTTGGTGGCTACCACATACGCGGGGCGAGACGGGTCTGGCTTGAACTCTGATGGCGCAAAGCTGTGAGCGTAGCTTCGCGCTTCATCAGGGTTAATTGAGAAATATGTAAGTCCTTTTTGGCCTTCACCGATGTTGTGAGTGCCAAGGCTTTGGATGTATTTGTTCTTTTGAAAATTAGCAAATTCTTCCGCAGACATGCCACGAAATATTTTGTTTGGGTCGGCCTGCGCTGGCAGCTCGTAGGAAAAACCTTCTCGCGGAACAGTTACGTGTTTGCTGGCAATGATATTGCCAGCCTCATCAACAAGGTCATCTTTCTTCAGGTCAAAATACTTAGGATTGTAAACACCTTGACGTTCAAGAGAAAACGAACCGCCTTTGTATGGTTTAAGCTCAGGGTGCGTTTTAAGAAAATCTAATGCCTTCGACACGGCCTTCCCCCCGTTACCATAGCGATGCGCCGTCATCATGGCCGCGCGGATGGCTTTGTCGAGGTCGTGCATCAGTCCGTCCCGCTCTTGAGTTTCGGCTCGTTGCTCTCAAGCCGCTGGATCATGCCGGGGTCGAGGAGCTGATCCACGACCCCCAGCCCCTGCGGATTAGCCGCCATCTCCTCCGCCAGCTTCACAGCCGCCAGCCTCTCACGGCTTTCGCGATCCCGCTTGCGGTTGATCGCATCAAGCTCGGCGTCTTCCTGCTTCTGATCCAACTCGCGCTGGCGAAGCTGCAAGTCCGCCATCTTCATAGGATCAGCCGTGCGATCCGCCTGCCCCTTGGCCTGAACCTCGGCAATCTGCGCCTGCTTCAATTGCAAGTCAGCGCCCTTGAGCTGCAAGTCAGCCTGCGTTAGCGCTTGCTTGATCTGGGCATCCATCGGGTTGACGCCTCCACCGGCTTGCGCGCCCTGCTGCGGGATCTGCTGCGCCTTGGCGTGAAGCTCCGCCGCCTGCGCCTCGCCAACCAGCTTCTTGGTGTCGCTGTCCTGCTTCTTGATCAGCAGGTCGCCAAGGCCCTTCAAGACCATCGGATTGGCCAGCATCCCTTCAATGCCGCCCTGCGGGGTCTTGGTAAAGAACTGCGCAGGGTTGTTCCAGCCCATGACCTGCATGGCGTCCGTGATGACCGCTTTCTTGTCAAAAAGTTCAGGAGCCTGCCCCATTAACTGCATGAGGCCAACGACCTTCATGATGCGCTGGGTATGCGAAGCCGTGTTCGGATCAGCCTGCGGCGTCAATTCGTAGTTATCAATAGCCCGCAAGAATGTTTCCTGATCCCACTGGTGGGCGGGCTGCTTGTTGCGCTGCCAGAAGCTCTCCGGGTT